AAATACACCCTCATCTACCAATTCTTCTGCTTCATCTACTACAAACGTTGTAATACCGTTAAGAGACTTTAATGCTGCTGTTTGATTACCAGAAGAGGTTCTAATACCCTTAAAGATGATACTACTACCTGTCTTTAGGTTCATTATCTCATCCTTAGTAATCCTAAAGTCTTCGTGAACACCCATTAAGTTAATCTTCTCAATAAATTCAGGTATAATAGAAGTATGTGCTGATATCATTGTATAACGTGAGAATAATATCTTATGTCCTTTTTCGTATGTTAGATTAAGTAGGAATACATTTATACCAAATGACTTACCACTACCCCTACCACCAGTAACAACGAAATACCTACTCTCGTTCTTGAAAATAGGTATGTACTTTTCGTGTATGTCAATTTTACTACTCATCTTCTTTTGGTGTTACGTCTATTATTTTTTCTTTTATCTTCTTACCCTCTACGCTATCTCCGAAGAAGTTTATCACAGGAGCTTGTACTTTAGTAACATTACTCTCTTTCTCGTCTCCATAAGCGAAATCCAATAGTAGCTTCATATGGTTGTAACTGCCTTCCTCAGCCTTCTTGGCTAAACTCTCAAATGCGTTAACCTCGCTACCAAATATATTCTTTATAGCCTTCTTAGCGTATTGCTTCTTCCTGTCTTTCTTAGCTGTATTCATTGCAGGTTTGTTAGACCTTTCGTTTTCAGGTACAGGTAAGATAGGAATAGATTTCTTTCTACTATTCCCTTTCCTTCCGTCTGTTGGTTTAATTTCTTCTGATTTACTCATATTATGCTAACTAAAGTAATTGGGTTTTGTTTTTCTACTGATTCCAAGTGTTGTTACCCACTCCATTATCTCCTTCTATTATCTCATACTCATTCTTAGATTTCCAGTCCCAAGACTTAACTCTTAGATTAAGCATTTCATAAACCTCTTGCCTTCTTTCATCTGGTATGCTATTGACTAAAGTCTTTAATAGGTCAGGTAAAGCATTAGGACTATTCCTTAGAACTTTCTCTTGAATATCGTTGAACTTCTTATCTCTTTCTTCATTACGAATCTTACTCTCTTCAGCTCTATCTTCAAAATAAACATCGTAAGCAGCTCTAAATTTTGAGTAGTTTAAGTAGTAAGAATCCATCTTTCTTAATGCGTGATAGATAGAACTTCTTTGTCTTGTGATTCCTTTAGATTCAAAATATTCCGAAACCTGCCTGTCATTCATATAATTCAAATCAATAAGAATCTTGTACGATAAAGCTCTAAGTGATGCATTGTGAGGTGTTCTTGATAACGATAAGCTATCAAATCCTGTCAAGTCTTCAAACTTGTTTAATAATCTGTCTGCGGATTCTTTGCAGTAATCTTCTTTCATATATCCCATAATTTATTTATTTATTATTAATTACCAACATTAAAACGTTGGTCAACAGTTGATAAAAAGCATTGAAACGCTTTCTTATCTTGGTGTTAGGCACAATTAGAGTTAGACCTGTTATTATAACAAGGTTTACACTCTATCCATCCACTTTCTGTAAAATGTTCTGTTACATAAACCTGTTCTTTTGTAAATCCACAACTATCGCATCTATTATGAGTTAAGGCTTTTTTAACTGTGCCTAACAATGTATAAAATGCATTTTTAATTGCTTTTTTATTTATTATATTTTTCATTTTAAAGTATTTTAATATTAATTAATTCTGTGATAAACGCATCTTATACTAATACGTTGTGCATAATACTAATAACAGTCCATATTGCATTCACCTTCTTTTAGTTCGGGTGCTTTTGATAGGTCTGTCTTTACTGCTTTTATAAGTGTTTTAGAAGGTTTTATTTCACCAAATATAAAAGACAACGCACCTTCCTCACCTCTCCACTCTTGCCATTCACCGTATTCACAATTACCACCTTTTGTAAATCGGTAGTCTAAGTCTTTATTTTCATCTATTGTCACTTGCTCGATATAAGCACCCCAAGAATCTTGTCCTTGAAAGTCTCTTTGTAATACTACTTTTTTCATTTTAATATATTTTTGTTTAAATTATTACAACTAATCTTATCTTATAAAGTAGGTTGTTTGTTCTTCATACCTTTCTTCTTCATAATATCTTTTTGTTAATTCTATTTCTTCTTCTAACAGACCATTTAAGTAAGTGTAAATAAAATCAACATCTTCTTCATTTAGCTCTACCCAATGCTCTCCTTCAAATATTTCAGCATTTAAAACCTCCTCTTTAAGGTTTAACTCTATGTTATACTCTTTATTATCTAAGTTCAAAGTTATCTCGTTAGGTATAGGGTATTGATAACTGCTTGTAGTCTCGTAAGATGGTTGTATTCTCTGAATAGCTAATTTAATCTCTTCTCTCATAATTTAATTTTTAAATAGTTTAATAATCATTGCTAAAAACATTAGTACCGTGTAAATAACTAACATTATCATAACTAAGTACACGAAAAACTCTAGGAAATATCTTAATATTCTTCTCATAATACTTTATTTAATTACCATCCTGTTGAATTACTTATGCAGAATTTTGTTCCAACGTGAGCTATCATCCAATTATCCCTACTAAGAGTCCATCTCTTGTTGTTACCACTACAGTCACTTGTAATTACAACTGAATAATCAGATGCTCTGTCAGATAAAATGTAACCACAATTACATCTTTCATCAATAATTATCTCATCTTCTGAACACCCTGTAAATAATCCTAATAAAATCACTAAACTTAATAATACTTTTCTCATAATTTCTATTTTTTATTTGTTAAAAGTGATGCAGCCATACTTATGTTTTCACCAGCGACAGTTAATATTAAAAGTCAGCTACACCTACTTTAATTATACATCAAAGATACAATGTCTTTTTGGTTTATCAACTACTTATTAACAGATTTTAACAAAACTTTAACATTTACTGCTTACTATCTAAATAGATTTGTAATGTAGCTAAAGCTCTCCAAGCCACCTTAGCTAAGTGAAGAATACCATCATCATCCATTGGATTGGTATTATGGTCTATCAAGTGTCTAACCAATGCATCTGCATTATCTGTACTCTTGTTCTTATCCCAATACAGCTTATCTCCGTGATTATGTTGCTTTTGTCCTGCCAGACTACACTTAGATACTTCTTTTAAAGCATCTGGAAAGTATGTAATGCATCCTGAGTAAACAGGTGTTGCCTTCCTTTCATCTGCTTTTGTAACCTTATAGACAGGCTTTGTATCGCTAGAGGCGTTTGACAAATCATAATGATGACCTGTATTTCCATTCTGTGCTATTATATTCATCCTTCTATCTCTTTCAACTTCAGCTATCTCTTCATTAAAACCTTCTGTAATCTCCATTAATTTCTCTAAACTGTTCATATTTGTTTTATTTAATTATTAATCTTCATCCCAAGAACTATAATTTAAGTCGCTTAAATCATCATCCTTTATTATTTCATTTATTTGTACCATAGTTTTAGTGAAAGTTTGTGTATCAAACCAATCTAAAGCCTTTTTTATACCTGCACAAGCTAAGTAAAGCTCTTGCTCTTCGTAATACTCTAAAGTTTCTTGCAGTATCTCTTTAGGTAGTCCGTCCTGTATTTCTAACAATGCATTACCAAAGTACATCTCTATAATATAATTATCCTCTTCTGATTTGCTCATAGCAGTCTGTTTTTAGTTTTAGTAATGATTTAGCCTCGTTAAACATATCTTTAGCCTTATCTCCGTGTATCTGACTATAAAGTCTATAGGTTCTATTTAATAAGGAATATTCATTCTTAGAGTCTTTAAGAAGCTTTGTAGCGTAAGACTTACCAAAACCCTTACAATAGTTTATATTGTCAGCAGTATCACCTATAATCATTTGTGAGTAGAAGTTGTTATCTGCCTCTTCTTGGGTAATCTTATAAAGCTCTCTTCTTTTGTAATGGTAGTCAAAGAACCAACAAGGAAATTGCTTATAGTCTTTATCTAATGACATTATAGCAACAGAGTCTACTCCATTCTTTTCTACCTCCTCTGCCCATAATGTAGCGACAACATCATCTGTTTCAACACCATCTCCATAAACTGAATTATAAGACAGTTTCACAACATCGTGTAACTCAGATAAGATTGGAGGTCTTTTACTTGTCCTATTGGCTTTATAAGTATCTGTAATCTGATTCCTAAAGTTATTCTTAGAGCCATTACAAAAGACTACATCTTCTACTAATACTATATCATCTAAATGTTCTATCAATTTAGAGAAACTATCTGAAAACTTATCAAAAGCTTTTACAATATCAGTCTCATATAAATCTTCTTTATTTAGTCTGTCCTTTTTGCTCTTAAAGCAGGAGGCATAAATTAAACTATCTGCATCAAATATAATTTTCATATCTAATCTTTGTATTTTGCTAGTCTATCTCTTTTAACTATAGCTCTTTCTTTAATAAGTTTTTGCTCTGTCTTGAAGCGGTAGTCCTCCTGTTTCCTACTTTCATCCCAGCCTGTTATTGGATTAATTTTATTGTTCCAAAATGCTGTCTGTCTCTGTCTAAGTGTTAATTTCATATGCTTATATTATTAATTTAAAGCAAAACTACGAAACTAATTATAAACCTGCAAGTATTTTCTAAGATTTTCTACAGTTTTTATAACGCAAGAAACACAAGATGATGTAGATTTCCTTGTGCTAAATATATGGTTATGTATTTTATTCAACCTTACTTGCTGAGTATTAGTTACTTTAAGCGTGTTCAATGCAAAGAAGTCATTAAGATAATTATAATCCTCTTCAGATACACAATTAATATTCTTGTACTTAAACTTTCTATTTAGTATCTCTTTACGTTCATCACATCCACAATCATCACCAGCAATCAACTTAACAAGCTTCTTTATTCCTGTAACCTCTGTAATCTTAGCGACAGTATCTCCGAAGCCTTTAGGTTGGTTCTCTATATTGTCCTTTAAAGAATCATAGCCACTTGACTTGTTTAGCCATTTCTTATACTCTCTGTAATCTTTAGAACGCTTATCTACGGTTTCGTAGTAGCCTTCTTTTTCTAACTCTATGTAATAACTGTCTTTTTTCATATCTTATCAAAATCTTGGTTAAAGTAATCTATTAAATCCTCTGAGAGGTGTTCTCTTAGTATTTCTTTATAATTTAGTATGGAATTATGTATTGATGTCAAGCCTATCTTAGAACCCTTAGAAATGGCTCTGAGAGACAAACCCTGCATAAAGTACAACTCAAACAATCTCTTGTCATAAACTGTCCAATTACAGATAACACTATCAATCTTGGCTGTAATA